CTGTACGACCCAGACCAAATACTGGTCTGGGCAGGAGCCACGCCGACATCCACCTGACGAGTGTCAAGGATGTCGAACAAACTACCAGCCGTGGTTAGCTTACCACCACCCCAGGACCTGGAGGCCCAAGGGGACAGACAGCCTACTGGAACGCGGGACACAATGTGCGAAAGCACATTATCTTCCTCGCTCCTAGACCTTAGCGCCGCCATGAGTTTCCTCATATGGAAATGCGTGCGCCCTTTTCGTCGTTTAGCCGTTATGGTTAAACGATGAAATGTCCACAGTCCATTTCGGTGGAGTTTATCTCCGGTTGTATCCGAATGGATGTACGAATCAAAATCTGTGTCAGAGTACGGACCAATAAACCCCCTAAGATCTTGGGGGCACCATCGGTCGTACAGCCGCATAGTATCTGACTCATACAAAAGGTTACGTAGCGAAAGGAGGCGATGCAATCTATTTCGATCGCACCACAAGCCAAACACCATCGTAGGCCTTTCTGTTAAAAAGACTGGTCTCACAACTTCCCCGTTGAAATAATCTGCGCCGCACGATTCCCGAAACGGTCCATGAAAGAAGGACTTATCCCGGTTGATTGCGAAATTGCAGTATTCCAACATGGTGCACAATAGCGGAGCGACGGTGCTTCTGACGATAATATCATCGCCATAGACACAAAAATCATCGCGGCCACAGGCACCCTTAAGCGCTTTAATGCACCCAAAACAAAGGGCAGCAAAAATAGCTGACTCAAGTGCGAACGTGTAACCATTACCCATGGAAGAGATCTTTTCATAATGAATAGACTTTCCGTCGAGGGTCCCTAACGGGGACCTTAGACTCATAAGGTAGTGGTACCACGGTTGAGGCAACAGTATCTGACAAACGGAAGTACTAACCGTATCAGAAGCCGCTGCAAGGTCCAACGTCACAAACGGATCTTGCGATCGCCAATGTGAGGAACCGTCCAGTGCGTACCTTTGATTCTTGGTTTGATCGTCTAGGTCAACACCATACCGTTTTAAACGGCGGCGTATAAAGCCATCGACGCCAAGCTGAAGGTACAGATTTAAACTGGGCTCAATCGCAATAGAACGGTCTGTTAGAGCGTTCTTGGGGACAAAGGTAATACGGTTACCAGGGACAATTTGAATCACGTCCTGCCAAAAGCGGTCTTGGTCGATTATTACATGCTTGGGGATTTTGTTTCTATCCCTGTAGCTATCGTCAAGTGCGTTCAGCCAACGTTCATCAGCCTGTATGGCTG